TGTATTTCTTCGATATGGCTATGTATTAGATAATTTAAAAGGCCAAGATGTCATTCAGCCTTATGATGTAGTTCTCCATTTATCGGAAAAGCAAACTTTGAATTTCATAAATGATAAGAAGTTCATAATTAATAAAGGTGATCAGTTTAAAGTATGTAAGAAGTTCGGTCCTTTATCGTTTATAGTTAAAACTGATATATTTTTAAATAATCCAATGGAAGAAGATTTTATTGGATATGGATGGGAAGATTTCGAGTTTAGTAATCGATTACAAGAATATTATTCGATAGATATAATTAATAAAAAAGGGTTGCATTTATGCCACGAGATTTCACCATCTATCAATAAAGAAGAATTGGAAAATAGAAAACTTTTTTTGAACTTAAAAGAAACTCCCAGATTAAAATTTTCTAAATTACATCTAGAAAAATTACCATATAAAAAGCCAAATATATCAGATAATTATGATAATGTATCTAAAATCGTTCACGTTATAGCTCCGGCACTAATTCCCCACAAAAAAGATTTATATCAGAGAGAGTTATTAGCAATAGAAAGCATTATCTCAGAAAAAAATGAAAATGTTACGAATTTAATGATTTGTGAAAGCGACAGTGCTTTACAATTCAAAGATTTTTTTACAATTCTAAAACCAGAACGAACATCAAAAAATATAGGCGATAACAGAAATTTAGTTTATTTATCGGATATTTTTAAGACATCTAGTGAATATTGTCAGTCTGATGATATAATTTTTTATACTAATTCAGATTGTTGTATAGCACCAGGATGTTATTCTAGACTGTTAAATCAAAAGAAACCAGTCATAGAATATCATAGATTAGATGTATTAAAAAATCCAAAAACATTAGAGGAAGTATTTGAAAATCCAGTTGTATTACATGAACATGGAATCGACGGGCTAGCAATTGTAAATAAATGGTTTTTAAAAAATAAACACTTCATACCAGATTTCTTTATAGGCGAGCCTCATTGGGATACTGCAATAAGCGGAGCTCTAAGAACCAATAATATATCAGCTCAAAATATTATCGACTTATATCATCCGGAACATTTAAAAACATGGCATACTAAAAAACTATCAATTGCAGGAAAACATAACGATAAACTCTGGAAAGATTTTTTAGAATATGGAATTTCTAAAATCCCACTCATTCAAAAACCAGAAATTCCAATCGAAACTTCAATCGTATTAGTACATTATGGAGATAATAAGATTCGAGTTGATGCTGCTAAACGAGCTATGAATCGTTTGAAATACCAAAATATTTTAAACAATGAATATATTTTCGTTGAAGTTTCTAATGGAAAAACTCAATTTCCTGAGATTAAAAATAAACCAAATTGGAATCATATCTTAATTAAAGAAAAAGATTCAAATAGAGATATATTCCAAAAAGAAGCCATGATGAACATTGGGGCCAAATCAGCAAAGGGTTCTGTCATTATATTCATGGATAATGATATTTGGTCGGAAAATTTAGATTGGTTAACCCGGATTGCGAATAAAATTAAAGAGAATCCAAATAAAGTAGTTCATGGTTATAGTTTATGCAGAGATTCAAAAAGCGACAGATTATATATTTCAACTGGGATAAATAGATGTAGAAACATTGAAAATGAGTTGTTTGAAAACCCAGGTTTGATTGTTGGAATTTCTAAAGATTTATTGATTAAAAATAATTTTTTAAATCCGTTTTTCATTATGGGCAGCGGAGATACTACGATCCTATATGAATATGCAAATGTAGATATTCATTTATGGCAAGCTAGTTTCCCAAGATTGAAAAATATAATGCGAGAGCCATTAAAAGATACTGATTTTGATTTTGTAAATTGCCCTATAATACATGAAAATCATGGAGATGTTAATTTTTCATATTATGCTAATCGACACTACGCAACTAAATACTTTACAAAAGAAATCTTTGAGTTAGTTAAAATAGGAAGTAACGGATTAGTAGAGTGGATAAATCCAAATTGCATAGAAAGAAAAATAGTAAAGAATCGATATCAAATAACTACAAAAGAAGATGCAGATAGAATGTGTAATAATATCATAAAAGGAAAATCGATATGTGTTTTAAATTGATTAGTGAAAATATTAATGGAAGAAAAGAAACATTTACTGTTTGGAAAGATTTAGATACTTGGGTCTTATTTGATACATACTTTCAAAATGAAAAATGCAGAATTTTTTTTATTACTAATATAATTCATTATTATTATTGGTTAAAAGAAAATCAAAATAATATCAGAGATAATGATTATTTTTTTATTTATATGACTTATTTTCATAGTGATTCCATGTGTAGACAAGCATCTAATATCATTGATAGTTTAAAATTGAATAAATCTAATTTTATTCATATGTGTGGTGATTATTGTGAAATGCAGCATTTATTATATTACGGATTTAATAATTCTATTCTATTCAATCACAATGCATTGTTAAATGAAAATTTAATTAATATTAAACAAGTCGAAAAAATATATGATGCTATACTAATCTCTAGAGCAATTCCATGGAAAAGAATTCATTTAGCAAATAAAATAAATAATTTAGCATTTTTCACTTCTGATCCAAATAGAAAAGAAGTAGAATTTCCCAATCATGTTAATAAAAATATTAGTGTTCCGTATAATCAGATAAATGATTATATTAATCAATCTAAATGTGGTTTAATTTTATCTGAAATCGAAGGCGCATGCTATTCGTCTTCTGAATATTTATTAGCGGGTATTCCGGTTGTCTCAACTGTATCCTATGGCGGAAGAGATTTATGGTATACTGAAGAAAATTCTATTATATGCGACGCGACTGAGGATTCAGTTAAAAATTCCGTGGATCAAATTTTATCCCGAAAAATCAATCCTCAAAGAATTAGAGACAAACATATACTATTAATGAATCATTTAAGATCTAATTTTATTAATGAAATTGATAGAATATTTAAAATTCACAATATTAATATAGATTCTAGAAAGTATTTTAACGAAAAGTATTATACAAAAATGAATCGATATAATATTTTAAAAAAATGCACAGAAATACTTAAAAATGAGGAATAATATGTCCAATAATATAGAGCGGTTGGAAAATGTATTTGTTGGAAATCATGGCATTATATTTGATTCTAATGGGAATATGATAAACAGAGATGTGATTTTTCCTAATAACTGGCATGAGGATTTTGGTGTTAATAATCATATTAAATCATTTATGGGTTACAAAGCAAAATATGATGATAAAAGTTTACTTGATGATGAAAATGATATTAAAAAAGCGATTTCTTCAAATTCATATTTTAAAGTAGATAATGATAATTATATTCATCAATTTCATTTTTTTAATATCTATGTGTGGGGGCATTTATGGGATAGTTTGGGATTATTAGAAGATTTTGAGAATTTAAATATTGATTTTAAATTGGCGATTTCACAAATTACGTCCCACGTTTCAGATTTATTTAAACACTTTAAATTGGTTGGCTATGAAAAAAATAAAGTAGTATCTTTTCCTTCCAATAAAGGTCCATATTTCTTTCCAACTCTATTTGTTAATAAGAAATGGATTCCTGGTGCACATATTAAAAATAAAAAATGGATTGAACAAAAATATATTTATAATAATCCAGAGATAGATTTTAATGAATTAAAAAATGAACGTTATAAATTATTTTTATCTAGATCTAAATACAGAGATGGCGCTAAATTTAGACAGATTTTGAATGAAGATATTATCTGGGACATCTTAAAAGATAAAGGTTATATTCGATTATATGGAGATGAAGGTCTTACAGATCATATAAAATATTTTATGAATGCAGAAAAAATAATTACTGCTCATGGTTCCTTCATTCGAAATATGGCGTTTTGTTTAAGAGATCCAGAAATCTGGGAATTTTTTCCGTCATATCGATTAGATATGAAATATTTTCCATGGTTTCATACCTCAAATATTTTTAAGATAGTTGCTAAAGAAATAAATTTAAATAAATATTTTTTTATAGTAACAGAAAGTGATAAAGATCAAAATATTATAATAGACCCAGAATTTATAAAGATTATTGGAGAATAAAGTATGAAATCATTACATGATTGCTATTCTATATTTCAAAATGTCATCATTCGAAATTTATATTATAAACTAGAGATTTTATTACCAGAATCACAACTTAAAACTATTAATACTAATTTTTTTAATTGGACAATTAATTTTGCAAATTTAAATGAAATAAAAATCGATAATGTTGAATTTTTAAATTCTGCCAATTTATTAATTTCGAATATAAGTGGAAATATTGGTCATTTTTATAATGATCATTTATATGGGTTTTTGACTTGTTATTACCATTTTTCAGATATTACATCCAATGAATTAGCTAGAATAATATGCCCCCCCCTCGAACCATGTTGTAAAAAAAATCAATTGTGGTTTTTTAATAACTGTATTCATAAGAAGCACATTGCTAAAAAATATCATCTAATTCCTAATAAATTTTATAAAGTTGAAACTTTAATAATTCCACACCAAGATAGAACCATGAACTTCAGAATCAATGGAGAAACTTTATGTAAAACAGTTAGACAAATGTTATGGGATAATACAAAATTTAATCAAGAAGAAACAAATGATAAAATTTTAATTTATTTTGATGGAACTCAAGGCAGATCAATTTTAAATATAGAACAATTAGTATCTAGATTAAAAAATAATTATACGATTCAAGTGAAAAGAAAAGAATGGTTTGAAAAAACATCACCTGAAGAAATATGGAAAACATATTTTAATTGCAATATATATATATTGCCCCGTGGGGTGCACATTTACTTCAATGTTTAATATGTAAACCAAAAACAAAAATTATAGTTTTAAAATCTAATGCAGATAGAAACAAAATAAATGAACCATGGTATGAACCATGGCATTGGGAATATCCCGGATACATGGGATGGAGCAACGAATATATTCATAATAAAGAATTAAACAATTATTATTATGTAGTAGAATGTCCATATGCACCATGGGTTGGAAATTCGGGTTCTGCTAAAAAATGTAAAGATTTAAATATTAACTATACCGATTTTAGAAAATGTATAGAAATATCTGCTAATTTAATTCCAAATATAGATTACATAGTTGACTTAATAGAACAAAAAATTAAATAAAGATGTAGGTGTAGATAAATACTTTCTCATATTAAGGAATATTAAATGGAGAAGATTCATATTATATTTAAACCAGAAATGATGTTTCAAGATTTTATTAAATCATGTTGGAGCAGCAATATCAAAACAATAAATGGAAAAATTCCAATCAATAAAATTTTATTAAATAAAGGAATTTTTGCATTAGATATTCTTCCAGACAAATCAGAAGAGATCTATTGTTTTGCTTTACCGATCAATAAAAATTGGACATCGGAAGATTTTGATGTAGACTCCAGATTATGTTTTGATTTATATTGTGAAGAGCCAATATCGATAGATATAGCATTTCAAAATTCAAAAACTAAAAATAGTCAACCCAATAAAATTATGGTAGATAAATCATCGACTGATCAATGGATCTCTATTAATATGCCATTAGCTATCAAAAAAGATGTTAGATTAATTCTATTTTCCGGCTCAGCCTCTGATACATCTAATTTTGTTATTAAAGATATAGTTATTCAAAATATTTAACAGAACTAAATTAAAATTTTGATTTGGAGATTTTAACATGACTAAAAAGATTATAAATATTAAAGATGGTTTATCAAAAAATATGAAAGATCATCTTTCTATCGGTGAATCTACACTCAGAGGTTCGGTAGATGTATATGAGAAGCGATCAGATGGACAACTTAATTTGGTTGACCAAAAAAATAATTTAATCGTTTTTGGAGGCAGAACCTGGCTATTACAAAGAGCTTTCGGAAGTATAGTCGCTGGCGGCGAACCATCTTTATACAATAAGACTATTATGTGGTTTGCATGTGGACAGGGCGGCGGAGAACCAGGAAATCCATTACAAGCTGGAGCAACTATTGGTTCAGATACTAAATTGTTAAGCCAAATTAGACTGCGTTCTGATTTAACAGATGGAGATCCCGGTTATCCATTATATGCATCAGATTTAGAAACTGGAGATCATGGTTATTTTAAACGTTTCTCTAGTGTAACAATCAAAGAAGATCATTCAAATCCTTATATTGAAAACTCGATTACTAAATATCCTCCTTTAATTGCAGAAATTAGAATTGAACTTTCATCTGATGATGCAAATGGTGATAGCTGGGTGGATTTAAATGAAGCCGGATTATTTATAGCTGACCAAAATGATCCTGATCCTGGAAAATCTTTTAGTACTGGTGGTCATCATCTAGGAAATATTAATATACGAGCCATTTCAAAAGATGGTGATTATGCGATTTGTATTTTAGATAGTGAGAATCTAAGTTCTGTTCTTCCAGAAGTACAAATTGGTGATTATATGTATATTACTGGAAGCACTCAAACGAATAATAATATAACAAAAAATTCTAGAACATTGATTGTTGATAAATATAATGGTGAAACTGGGAGATCAGCATATGTAGTAATCGAAAATCCTGCATGTGTAGACGAGGATCCTGCCACTGGGGTTGCTAATTTTATCAAGAAAGAAATTAACCCATATATAATGTTTTCTAGAGTTACTTTTTCAAGTATACGAAAAACTCAAGATCGCGAGTTAGTTTTTATTTGGAAAATTTACTTCTAATTTTTGAACAAGATCCTGAAATTCTTCTTTGACGACTTCAGGATCTTGTTTCCATTTTTCTTGATCTATTCTGAATATATGTAGATCATGTCTTTGATAAATATCATTTTTGTATTGATCTCGTTTTTGATTTCTAGTCTCTTTGTGATGAGGCTCATCAAACTCAATCACCATTTTTAATTCCTTGATATAACCATCAGGGAAACATCCAAACATGTCTTTGTCAGGTCGAACTATCTCATACTTAGTCAATTGTTGCAGCCATTTAAAAAATTCGGGTTCTAATCTCCCTATCATGGGAGAAATGATATCTCCATTCTTAACTTGTTCTTTTAATCTTTGAATCATTACTTTTCGAGCGAGTTCTTGAAATTGAGGAGTTTTTGAATAATTATCTACTTTATATTTTTTCAACATAGTCTGTTTTGTTTTCGTGGATAATTGATCTGATTCAAATCCTGTGCCGCCATATTTTTTTAAATTCGATTGTTTGATTTGATCTTTGATATTTTGACATTTTAATGGGTGCTCTACTCCAAGAGCTTTTAAATACGATATTCGTTTCTTTTCTTTAATCAATGGAGATTTAGATGGATTATTAACTCCGTAATTTTTAATCCATACTTCTTTACTTTTCTGTTTAACTTCTTCGTTCTGAGATGGATATTCAGTTCCATATTTAACAATACATGTTTGTTTTCCCTTTTCTCTACATTCTTTAGATTGAAATGAGTATTCAACTCCATAATTCTTCAAACAAGTCTCTCGTTTCTTTTTCTTAACTTCTTCTGATCTATTATGATGTCCCCGGACAAATCTAGAACCTGGAGTTTTTACTTCTTGTCCACAGCCACAATTGCATAAGATTTTCAATCAATACCTCTTTTTAATCTATTGTTATATTGAATTTGTTCAAAAACTTAAAAATTTCTCAAATTAGTTAACGAATAAATTAAAAGATACAATCTTTTGATTACATTAACAATTTGGAAGGAGAAATTCTTATGGCAATGGGACAGATGATAAGTCCGGGAGTCTATACTAATATTATAGATTTGTCCGAATACCTACAGGATATTCCTGGCACGGTCGGTTTCGTACCCATTCTTTCCAAGAGAGGTCCAGATAATAAATTGCAATTCATTACTTCCAAAGAGCAGTTTATTAATTTATATGGTGAACCAAACATCATGGATTTTGGAAAGTATTATGGTCAAGGACCGTATGTGGCATGGCAGCATTTGAGTGTTTCATCTCATCTTTATGTGCTTCGTGCGATGCCAGATGACGCAACATATTCACATTTAATTATAGGACTCCAATCTACTGTTGATGAAGTCGGATATAACTACTCAAGCTCAACAGGAAATGTTTCTTTTGCATCCAAAATTGAAACTTATCCGATTTATTTAAATGGGCAAGATAAGCCTACACTGACATGGATCAAAGAAGATGGAAATCCTGACGGCGGATATTATGTTCAGGCAGACGCCGAATATCCATCCATTAATCATGTTAGAGAATTAGAAAAATTTATTAAAAATCCGATCACATCTGATTATATGTATACTGATGATAAAGAAGCAGATGTGTATAATAAATTAAAAACCGAAAACGGAACGTTTCAATATAGAACTAATGGTAAATATACAGCAGGAACTGGTGGAGTTGGAATTGAAAATGGCTTCTTGATGTATTTTAGAACTATTGGACGTGGTTCTGGTTACAACAATTATTCGATCAAGTTAAGCCGTCATGCAAATCCTGAGAAATTTGGTATTTATATTTTAGATATCTATGAGACTCAAGATGATGGTGATAGTTTAATCAAAGAATCATTTATTGTCTCATTTGATGAAAATGCCATAGATGATACTGGCGAGTCTATTTTCATCGAAGATGTTGTTAATAAATTCTCAAGAGATATCCGTTGCTCGGTTAATAGAGCTGCATTAAAATCTTTAGAACGCTACAAACAATTATTCTATAAAAATGATCCAACTCTGCCATCTAGTGTTGCGGATCAATATATGGCGGTTGATGAAAATGGTATGCAGGATGGTTATGGCTATAAAGCATTAAAAATCTTTTTTGCAGAGGAAGATTATAAATATACTACTAGTATTCTGAAAGATGCATTGGCCGATCTAACCGATGCCAGAAATATGCCCATGGAAAATTCGAGTGATATTGCAGCTCGAAACCAAGCCATCGCTGCTGCTATTTCAGCAGTTAGTGCCGCCAGATCTGATGTTACAGAATCTAAAAGAGATTTGGAAGCTGCATATAGATTAGATATCTTAGATATGGGAGATCCGAATCCAGAAACATCTACTTCTGAACCATGGAATTTAGCCGAAGGTAGTGATGGTTCTTTGACTGAAACTAATGTAGAGACAGGAAAAACTACATTGAATAAAGAAACCGCCACTCAAATTCTATGTGAAGCATACAGAGGTTTGCTGGAGAAACCAGATAATCTTCCTAAATATGAAAATGAAGAAGATGGAACTGGTGTATGGAAAAAAGCATTTGTAGATGAAGTGTTTGATTTGGACTGGATCTATTTCTCATTGGTCTATGATGCTGGTTATGATCCTGACGTGAAAGATGCTGCTCTGGAATTGTGCGATAAATATAGAAGAGACTGCATGTTGATTTCTGACTGCGGTGACAATATCGATTTTGAAGATGTTGAAAATTACGTAGGTGGAAATGCGTTTAGCCCAGAGGGCAGAATGTGGAATAGCCGCTATGCCGCCAGATTTGATCCATATAGTAAAGTCTATGATACATTCACGGGCAGAGATCTTTGGGTCACTCCTGTATATCATATGGCTCAACTCATTCCTCTAAATGATAGATTATATGAGATTTGGTATGCTTCTGCTGGTTTCAATAGAGGAACATTAAGCTCTATTAAAGAACTTAGATGGAGTCCTAAACTGGGCGAGAGGGATAAACTCTATCTCTTACAAGTTAACCCAATTGTTCATTTCCCTCAGGGATATACAGTTTGGGGCAACTTAACCACTCAAAAGAGACCTACAGCATTACAGGATATTAATTGCATGAGATTGGTTCTCTACATTAAGAGAGCTCTTGAGCAATTCTGTAAGTATTATATCTTCGAATTCAATGATTCTAAAACTCATGAACAGATTAGATCTGGAATTTCTGCATTCTTGGATAGAATTAGAGCCAGACGAGGATTGGTTAACTTTAGCGTCGACGTTGGAGCAGATGACTATGAATTTAAAAATAAAATCTGTCATGTCAATGTAACATTGCAGCCAATGAAGGTCATTGAGAAGATTGAACTAAATCTTTATGTTAAGTAATAAACGGGGGATAGAAATATCCCCTTTAATATTTTAAAAAGGAAAGAGGATAATTATGGCTAAATCAGCATTCGTTGGCGTAATAAATAATTTGGGCCGCGATAGACATTTTGGTGGTACTTCTCCATATATTGTTGCTGACCCGTATATTAGTGGTTATCACTTTATTAGATGGTTGAAGTTGCCCGATCAATTGCCAAATTTCATCAGAGATGGTGATGGTGAAAATATGAGCGGAATTAGAACATTAGACCAAATTGCTAATTTTCTAGAATCTTCATGTCAATCCGTAACACCACCTGGTGGAACTTTAAACAAGACTGAATTCACCGGTCTCGGTGGAATTAAATGGTCAGTTCCCACTAATATCGATTATACTAACTCAGTAACGATTAAATTTGTTGAATTTACCCATGTTCCGATATTAAATATTTTCCATGGATGGGTTAGAATGATTCGAGATTATAAGACTGGTGTTTCACATTTAAATAAACATGATAGTGATTATACCAAATCTGCATACACTGGATCATTAATTTATTGGACAACTAAACCAGATGGTGTAACAGTTGAATATTCAGCTGCTTATACAGGTATGTTCCCATCAAAAGATCCGCAAGACTTATTCGTCTCAGATCTTTCTTCTGTTGACAAATTAGAAATTGATATGGAATTTAATGTTGACTGGATATGGCACGAATTCTGGGTTCACCAGAAAGCACAAGAATTCGCCTATGAACATGCTCAATATAATGATCCTGGAATTGGGGGTCAGAGAGGCAGCATGGGCCGTGGTGGCATGATCGACTATTCGGTATATTCCTAATTATAAAATTAACAGACTCCCTCTTAATAATTTAGATTGTTAAGAGGGAGTTTTGAATAAATATAAATTGGATTTAAATTTTTCTTAAATTATTAAAGGAGTTTTTATGATTACGAATGCTGCTGGCATTGAAGTTTTTACTGGATTTAACATTAAATATCCAGAATATTCAGTTATTACCCCTCACACATTGAAAGAATTTACAATTCGGTCGTTAACTGTTGCAGAAGAAGAAAAGATGAAGTCCAGTCTGTTAACACCTAATAAATTAGCAGAACATCTCAATGAAGTAATATGGCAATGTTTAGTTAAAAAACCCGCTGATGTTAAAACATATGATGATTTTTTAAAGCTTCTTACTATTAAGGATAGAGATGCTTTAATGTATGGTTTGTATCATGTAACATATAAAGATATTCATGATTATGATGTTATGTGTCCAAAATGTGATCATAACAATAGTGTAAAAATTGATTTCCTGAAATCATTCCAAGCTACTATGTGGCCTGATGCGACTGATAGTATTTTAGAAAAGAGAGTTCCTGTTAAATTTAAAATTGCTGATAATATCACTGCATATATTAAACAGCCTCTTTTATTTGATGAATGTAATCTATTGAAAAATAGTACATTTGTGGCAGATGAGATTCGTGATTTAAATATGCAATTATTAATCATTGATCGTTTTGAAGTTGATAGAGAAGAATCAAAAACTCCATATCAATTATTAGATAGAGATAATATCGCCAAGGGTTTTAAAGAACTTCCATCTACTGATAAGAAAGCTATAGATACTGCATATGAAGAGAATTTTGGTAAATATGGAGTAGAAATCAAATCAATTATTAAATGTCAGCGTTGCGGAAATGAGGAATTGATCACTATTGATTTAGTGCGTCAATTTTTTCGCGCAATGTATGAGTGAGGATTTCCAAAGATCTTTTGAAAAAAGTTTTAAAGAAAATATTTTCTTGACTATGGAATTGAGCAAAATGTCATACGATGATGTAATGGCAATGCCAGTTAAAAGAATGGAAGAATATCTAAATTGGAAAATTAAATTTGATCAGGAGAGAGAAAAGGCAAAGGCTGATAGTCTTGAAAGAATTAAGTTATAGGAGAGAAGCTAATGCCTAAAGAATATCAATTTTTCCAAAATTATATTGATGGTCAAGGAAAACAAATACACGATTATGTTCCTGTTCTCGATTCCACTGGTGATTTTAAACGCATCAGTGGAATCGATGTTGCCATTCTGTCAATTCGAACTCTTCTATTAACCCCCCTTGGGCATTATCCTTTTGATCCAACATTTGGATCTCTGTTATATAAAAAACTATTCGAAATGGCTGATGATATTAGTCTGGAAGAAATTGAATATGAAGTTAAAGATAGAGTTGCAATGTTTGAGGACAGAGTTAAAATAACGAAAGTTGATTGTAAATATTCAGCAGATAAAAAAACAGCTATAGTCGATGTCATTATTGATCGAGATGGTGTTGGTGGGAAAGTATCACTAACATTCAATTCAAATGATAGAATGTTCGGATTAGAAGATGATATTACTGCGGGGTTGATATAGTATGTCTAAAATAATGTATAGTCAAAAATGGGTTCAGCTCAATCAATATCCGTTAGATTATTACGAACTATTATATCAATATTATTCTTCTGCAGGAATTCGGTTACCTGTAACATATTATAGTTTGGATTTGCCCAATAGTGTCAAAGACGATGAAGTTTTAATGGGCGGAACATATGAACTCATGGGGGATTTATCTGGTTATTTATGGCGAAAAATTTTGATGTTACCAGTATATAACATGGAGCAAATAAATTATACTATGTTAGGAGATGAGACAGGAGTTGGATTTAGAGATACTAGAACAACTTTATTTATTCCGACTAGTTATGAATTTAGACCAATGATACATGACTTCTTGATTTATGATCAGCTCTCATGGAGACAAGATGCTTTTCAACTATGGCAGCCATTATATGAAGTGATTAATTTAGAAAAAGCATCTACTACGAATATTACTTTTTGGAGATTGACTTTACAAGGCTCATCAAGAACCAAAGAAGAAATAGAATCTCAGCTTAGTGGAAATTATACTTTTGTTGATTATGAAAAAAGAATATATAAAACATCCGATGCTATACATTTAACTAAACAGAGATCTAAAAATTCCATTCTTCCAGTAAATAATTTTTATAACGATCGGATTGGGTTATATGCAGAAACTGAATAAATTAAAAGGATTTTATTATAATGGAAATAGATAATCTTAATAGATTAGTTGGCTCAGGTATCAGTATATATAGTTCACGAGAACGAATTCGAAGGCAATTAGTTGATTTTGCCCAGAGCTATCTAGAACTTGAGACTGTTGATTTTTATAAGACCAGTGTTTTATCTTATCTAATTGATACTATTTCTATTTTGACTGCGAATCATTTATTTTATGATTCTATGATATATCGAGAATTTTTCTTTGTAGACGCCCAGTTGAAAGATTCGGTATATAATTTAGCTAAATGGATTGGCTATGAAATCCCCAAAGCTGTTGCTTCTACTGTTGATATAATGTTTACTATCCCGTTAACATTTTCATCCCCCGATGTATTTTTCACTGTTCCGAATAATTTCATGGCTTATGCAGAAGATATCCCATTTAGAGTAGATTCTAGAAGCATTAATGTTCCTTCTGCTAGATTTAACTATAATAAAACAAAATTTCTAGAAGATGTTACAGCCAGAGGAATTATCATTAATAATTCAGCCCTATCTATTAGAGATAGTGATGGTTTCTATCGTCCCATATTTGTAAATGAAAATGAAAATGGATTAATATTCGCGTCATTTACATTACCATTTACTCAGCATGAAAGAATAATAGAACAATTCCATATTCCAGAAACAATCCAGCCATATCAATTTTTCTCTAAGAAAATCAAATTTGAAGGAATGGTTTCAGGTGTCAGAGTGTGGGTTATTGAGCCGGGAATTGGAGAGAAGATCCCATTAGATATAACCAATCCGGATGATTTTGATCAATATGAAATGAAACAATCATACATTTCTGGCCGAGATGGAAACATGTATAGATGGACAGAATGGAAAGAGTCCAGTAATGGAATTTATACCCTTTCATCAAATAGTCAACAATTCATATTTGTCGGCGGGATTAATCAATGTGAAATTTTATTCGGCAATGGAATTGTTGGAAGACAGCCAATTAGAAATTCTGCGGTGACAGTAGAACTGTTCATTACTAAAGGCGAAGAAGGACATATTATTCCAAATAGTATCACTAAAAGCGACGAATTAAAATATTCTATTTTGGCCAGACAGGATGAAGATGGAATGACTCCGTCTACAGTCACTTCTAGACAGCATTCTCTTAATTTTCAAATTACTAATCCTATTCATTCTCAGGGTGGAGTTAATACTCCTACATTGCCAGAAATCAAAAGAAATGCTATAGTCAATCTAAGATCTAAAGGTAAATTAGTATCCGATAGTGATTATGATGACATTAATATTATTATGGGGCCATCATTCCCTACAGTACAAGCATATCCTATTTTGAAAAGAAGTGATATCAAAACTAATGAAATCATGGCGTTTATTCTATTGCAATATTATGATGAAGAATATTTACCTCAAATAGTTCCAACTAGAAATTCTAAGCTTTATTTTGATAATCCGCCATTTAATTCAAAAGGTGAATATACAATAATGAGAACCAGCTCAGTCATTATTGATGATGAAAAATATGAAACATTATTCAATGTCACCATGAATAAAAATAACAGACACGCTAAATATGATTATGTCTTACAGAATGTTAAAGGATCTCCATCAATTTTATATAATGAAGATGTTCCGTCTTTTTATCAACAATATGCATATATCCCAGTAAACGGGATAGATTTTGATATAGATATAAATTATGATAATCAAGAACCAACATTAATATATGATAGTACTCATTCATATCCTTTAAATATTAGAGTCAATGTCAATCATATTCCACAAGATGAAGATTCGGATTATTATATTAAAGATTTCAGATGCAAATTAGTAACTAAATGGGGAACTCAGAAAGTATATGAACCAGTTTCATGGCACCCAGAAAATCCAAATTTAGAGGAAGGAGAGGGGTATCAATGGTTTGATTTCCAGATTGATAATTATTTAGAAGTTCCGCCCGAAATACAAAGATATGAATTTATTATTGAAATTTTAGCACTGAGAAGAAATTCAGATGGTGATTTCATTGATGAAAATGGAATCTTAATTAATGAATCTGCTGTTAATGATAATCCAGAACAATTTGAAGCATGGCAGCCATTAATTAGATATTATTGTGATGCATTAGTTAGAAAAGATTTGAGTGATGTTATGAATAGTCCCATCACTAGAGAACTTATTAATGAATCCAATA